CTCTCTATCTAATGTAGTGCAAGAGCCGAGAACAAAATGCCCTATAACAGATTCATCGCCCTTCACCCAATACCCACCTGGCATTGGGTCTTGAGTATTCTGGGGCATATGTGATACAGGAACTATGTTTCGTGCATCAGGCCAATCATACAACCAAACAGAATTAACCTCTCTGCTGCCACTGGTTATCCTACTCAATAGCTCTTCAACCTTAATTTTCTTTTCAGGTTTATCTGCAAAGATAACCTCAATATTATCGTCTGGTCCCTTTTTTTCTTGTGATCCCGTGTATACTTGGAATCCTGCGAACCCTATAGCTGCCACTACTCCAACACCTATAAGTTTCATTAAGAATTTTGACCAATTCTGTTCTGGTGAAATTATGTTTTTAACGGTGTCAATTGCTGCGTTCATTACTCCTCTCCATTAACTTTATGTAATAATCTAAATACCAACGAGCTTTTTTTAAATCTTCAATCTCATCTTCTTTATGTTTTGCTCTCAATATATATTTCAAAGCATTACCCAAACAAAAACCTTCACCAAAACCTGCGTCATCAATAACATCTATTGCTTCATACTTGCCACTGTTATAATGGTCAGGATGATTTACTTTTTCTTTATTCAACCAACTAACGATTCCTTTACCAAATACTCTTCTATCTCTTCACCGTCAACGTCCGCCAACATTTTTCCATCAATTTCTACGCAAGGCGACAGTGCTTGTCCTGAACGCGTTACCATCTCGGCATAATTCTCAGGATCGCTAATTAATTTTTCTTCATAATCCAAACCATAATGTGCAAATACATCACGAACACCAACGGACCAACAACATCCAGGTTTAAAATACGCTGTAATTTTCATTGCTTACTCCTTTTTATTTGTGGCATATTTTATTTACCTTTAGCAGGATCAGATTTACCCTTAATTTTCTCAATGCTTCTTCCCACGAAGTACGAAGAATATACTGCGAGTAGCAATGTCTGAAAGACAGGAACATAAGCTTCGCCTATGGTAAATTCGCCAATGTTGCCATCCGTTACAGAAAGCAGAGTGAATACGGCTGTGAGAAATACAAGAGTCAATGGTCTGATATTTGCTGCCAACCAGTTCCCACTCTTGGTATCTGCCTCCCAACGAGCAGTCACTTCTTTCTGAGCGTCACTTTCTGCCCTCACAAATAACTCTTCTAACTTTTGTTTAGCAGCTGCTTTTTCTTCACCACTGGTAATCAGCTCATCTAATATTTTGCCAGCTTCTGGTAAAAGCTTGCCTGCTAAACCACTTAATATTCCTATCATAATTTAACTCCTAATTACTCCCTTTTGACTACTTTATATAATCAAATTACTTCATCTGTTAAACCTAATTCAATACATTTTTCAGAATTAAACCAGGAATCTCTCTTAAGATATGCCTTTACTTGTGTTTCATCCATCTTTGTATGATCAACATAAAACTGTGCTAAAGTTTCAATAAGCATATCCTGCAATGCCATTTCATCTTTAAATTCTTCATACTTCCCCCACATCACACTCCAAAACTGATGAACCAGCATATAGCTTCTTTGTGTAATATACTTTCTATCACATGCCAAAGAAATTAATGTTCCAGCAGAAGCACATACTCCTTCCACTATGGAATAAATAGGCGTTGTAAACTTTTCCAATTGATCTGCTGCTGCTAGTCCTGCAAATAAATCACCTCCATTCGATTGAATATGAAGCCAGATAGGAACTTGATTTTCGCCATCGGGAATATTTCTTGTTAACCTTTCATTTCTTAATGTATTATCTAAATCTCTTACTTCTTTAATCATCGCTAAACAACGATCTGTATCAACATCAGCATAAAAATATACATGATTAGCCGATGTTTCTACGGTTAATTTCTTTTCCTTATCATCGTTGGAATCTTCAGCTTCATCATTCATAATACGTGATGATAAAGTACGCCCATATAAAATATTACTCTTCATTATAACCTCCGTCGCTTATAAAATTTTAATACTTGAATACCCTTTTTCGTTTTTATTAATATTAATAACATTATTGGTAATATCTTGCATGCTTTCAATATGCGAAATAATAAGCACATTCTCAAATTTAGATTTAAGATACCCTAACAACATATTCATATGATTAATATTTTCAGAATCAAGAGTGCCGAAACCTTCGTCAATTACAAAAAGATTGCATGTAGGAAGTAAACTAATGTTTGATAAAGCAGAACGTATGGTAAGAGCAGTCAGAGTTTTTTCCATTCCTGAGCCAAGTTCTATGCGACGACGAGAAGTGCCGTCGTCGATAAATATCAATAAATCATGTGCCTCAGTATCCACTTCAAGAAAAACCTCAAAGTTTGTTACATTAGAGAGTACCTTCTTAATTTCCTTATTAATCAATGGTACCGCTCTATTAAGAATCATCAAAGGTATTCCATCATTACTAAACGCATCCATCAATAACTCATGCAAAACATACTTATTTTCAATCTCTTTTAGTACCTCAATGTTTCCCCCTAGGTCAGTAATCCTTTGAGTGATTTGCCCCAAAAGAGTATTGTTTTTTGTTATCTCATCGTTGTTAGTGTAGAGGTCTGTTTCTATCCCCACTAGAACACTATTTACTTCTTGAAGCTTTCTATTAACTTCTCCGTTATGTTTAATAGAGTTTTCATTCTTTTTATAATTTTTTTCTTCTTCCTTATAAGAAGATAGTTTGTTTTTTTCTAGTTCTAACTGCAGTTTGATATTCTCAAATACAACCTCTAAATTTTCTAACTTTGTGTCTAGAACACTTCTCTCTTTATTACAACTATCATATAACTTTTCATCTTTTAAGAAATCCGAATTATCAATAAAATTCCACAGTTCATCTTTTTCTTTTCCTGCTTGCTCTATCCACTGATGCTCTTCCACCAACTCTTTCTTTGCCGCAAAAGCTCCAGTAAGAAAGGAACACTTCTTACAAGTATCATTTGTTTCAAACCAATCATGCTTATTTAAAATCTGTGTTTGCTCTTCGTGAGCTTGAACCATTTGATTTCTTAATTGATATTCCCCAATAAGTTCCTTATGTCTATCAACCTTACCATAATAAACTTGTTTTCGGTGCACAAACGAACCTTTATCATCTATCTTACCTAACTCATCTGCTACCCATTGATTGCGCTCCGTTAATGTATTCTTATTTTGTTGATTGGTTTCCCAACCTTCCTCTAACTTAATTGTTAGTTTAGTTGATTTATTTATATCTTTCTCAATATCAGATAAGGGGCGTAAGCCTTCATACACAGGGTGTAATGACTTTGCCATTTTTTCTTTGTTTTTTCTATTTTTTTCTACTAACCGATCAAGCTTCTCCTTCTCCTCTTTTAATCCACCTATCACCTTAGCAGTTTCCGTCAGCTTATCTTCAAACTGGTTAAGTATAGTAGGGTAATCTTGCTCTTGATATTCTCGCAAAAGAACCTTAGTAGAAGATGTTTCTTCCTTGATTGATTTTTGCAAATCATCAATTACATTTAACCCAAGAAACCGCGCAAGTAAATCTTTACGATTAGTTTGTCCATGATCAATAAATCTTGTTACATCAAACTGCTGACTAAATGTAGTCATAGTGTGTTCTTCATAAGAGCCAAGCAAACTACGAATAGCAGCTTCTGTTTCCCTTACATTAGCTTGGCCACTAATATTAACTTTATCTCCATTAATAATTTGAAACAATTCAACTTTATTATTTGCCCTACTAGGGTTTCTTTTGTTTCTTTTAAAGTGTCTTTCTATTACATATCTGTCATCATCTACCGAAAACTCTATTTCTATAAAACCTTCATCTTTATTTTTATGAATAACATCAGCAACATTTCTTCCGCCTGTGCGATCGCTGTTGTTAAAAAATCCTTGTAAAATAGCATATAAAATACTTGATTTACCAGATGCATTAGGAGAAAAAATACCAGTCAAGCCTCGCATTTTATCAAAGTTAATAACATTATTAACGCCATAAGAAAATACATTTTCAAAAATTAATCTATGTATAACCCATTTTCGGCCCTTATAAGTATCATACTCTTCAGTGGTGCAAGTATCATAAAAATCTTTATGAATAGAAAGTATTTCATTTATTTCTTGTTCCGAAACTGTGGGCCGTTTGGCAAAATATTGCTTCAACAAATCTTGTTGTGTCTTTAAATCAGTAATATTTTCAGGAGTTTCTGATAGAGATAAATCATCTATTCCTTCATGCACATCAACTTCAATAAACAACCCCTCTGGTTTATATCTACCCTTGAATACTGACTCTACCTCTTTAGCTGTGGTTACATTATAATCAGTTGAGTTAAGTAAAATACGTACATAAGGTTTTGCTGGTAAATCAAATTCTAAATTATCAATGTTGGCAATAGCGTCAGCATCTAAACGAAAAGTTTTAAAGCCCCAGTCGTTTGCTACCTGTATAAAAGTGCAGGTCTTCAAATCTAAATCCCAAAGAAGAAATCCTTTTTCTATTTCTTCCCCAAAGTTTTGTTGAATAAGAGATCCAGCATAAGCAGTTTTTACTTTTCCATTACTATCTAACACCATTGGTTGCCGGGAATGAACATCTCCCAACATACCAAAATCATAATTACGAAAAATACTTTTATCTATATCACTTTCTATTCTATAGCTAGCACTTGTGCGACTGCCATCAAGAGTACCATGATAAAGGGCTACATACTTTTTCCCCTCTTCTCTATCAAACTCAATAGGCCACCACTCTCTACTATCCTGTTGGGCAAAAATACCATACACCAGGTTGTCTGTAATCTCGTGCAGGCCGCTATCGGTATAAAGTCGTATAGATTTACCTTTTTCTTTTAAGAGGTTTATAATAGGGGAGAGACTGTCTAAACGATTATGCTGATTGATAACACAATCATGATTACCTAAAATTAAATCTATAGGAGCTACATCGCTTAAAACATCTAAATACTCACTTGCAAGCTGTACAGCTTCAGGCGATAAGTCTGTTTTGTTATGCAATAAATCGCCAGCTATAACAATTCTATCAATAGCAAGCGATTCTAAACTCAATAACAAATTATCTAATACTATTCTATATTCTTCATGCCTTCGTGTCTTACGAATATGTATATCACTTAGGTGTGCTATTCTCATTAACTAAACAACCTTTCTTTAATTTCATCTTCAAACGTAAAACTTTTTACACTACCACTCGTCACTATCTCTTCAAACTTTGCTGATCCCATCTCAGCTATATCTCTTTCTTCACTCTTCCAATCTACATAAGTCACCGGAATATTATACTTAACTAATTCGTTTATCATTTTAATTATTTTTTTCTTTGCGTCGGCATCTAATGCAATGATAACTTCTGTGTTGTTTTGTAATAACCTTTTAAACAATAAAGAGCCACGTCCAACATTACTTCCTAGAATTGGCACTGCGTTTTTCCGTGAAAGGATGGCATCAAATATTCCTTCTACAATATATAAAGGTTTATCCCACTCTATCAAATGTTCATTAAAAATAACTTTGCTCTTAGAAGCCTTAGCATTTTTATACTTATAGTTTTCAAATGGTTGAATACTTCGCGCTACATAATAATTTAAATTATATTCTCTATCATAAGAGGGGAATAAAACTCTTTGATCACTTATACTATAATGTATATCATATTTTAATATATCTTCCTTTCTTAAACCCCTCTTCAAAAGATAATCCACGGCGCGCTTATAAAACTCTTTTTCTATATTTCTAAAAAGATTTTGATACCCTACTGGAAAAGTTAATTTATTTTCTACTAATGGTTCTTCACCAAAAATATTATCTATATCCGTAACATAAGGCCGCCATTCAAAAAAAATCTTTTTATACTGGTTAAGGTTGGGAACCTTCATTTTTTTTAATAAATAAAACAATCCCTTTCCTCTCACCTCACAATGAAAACAATTATAAACATTCTTCTCTACATTAATAGTAAGTTTATTGTTGTGATGATTACAAAATGGGCAATGAAAATAAGAGTTGCCATTTCTATCTGTAGTTTTCAATGGACCAAGATACTGAATTAAAACATCTATTTTTTGTGGCATTTTTCCTCAGTCA